CATGAAGCCGATTGATCGTTATATGGTTCATCAGCAAGGAGCGGCTGGGTACAGTGCTCATTTGGCTAATCCTGATCAACCGGCCTGGAAGAACATTAGAGAATATTACGGATCGGACGAAGTCGCTAAGAAGGCAGTCTGGGGAAACATTCCAGATAAGGACAAGGCTCGGTACGGATCGGTGGATAAGGTTACCTCGGGTGAGTTCGTTAATGATATCTGGGCCAAGCGAGTTGGTGGTGAAGACGCTGAGTTCGGTGGGGAAGCTACGGGCAGTGAAAAGTATCGAGGAGGCCGGAGGTCCACTGCTCGGGAAGAGTCGGATGATAAGATGGATTTCCTTGAAGCTAAGGACCCAGCAAAGAAGAAGATCAGCTTCGTTAACGACGTTCAGATAGAGCCTATCAATCCAGAATTTGGAAGCTTGGTTCCTCGGTTCTCTATCGGAGGCCGAGCATGAATCCACAGCTCCTAGAATGGCTCGCGAGTGTATCTAAGGATCCGTTAGCTTTTGTTATGGGAGCATTCCCTTGGGGTGAACCAGATTGTCGTCTTACGGATTTTCCAAATGGTCCTGAGCCATGGCAAAGGGAAATCCTCGGCCTGATCAAAGATGGCCTGGTGGATATTAACAAGGCCATCCAGTTGGCAGTAGCCTCTGGGCACGGAATAGGAAAGACTGCCCTAGTGTCCTGGATAATTCTGTGGGCAATCTCCACGAAGCCCGATGCTCGTGGGGTGGTTACTGCCAACACGGAGACACAGCTGAAGACTAAGACCTGGGCTGAACTAGGCAAATGGTTCCATATGTTTTTAGCTAAGGAATTCTTCTCGCTTACTGCAACAGCTCTGTTCGCCAAGGATTCAGCCCATGAGCGAACCTGGCGTATTGATATGGTCCCATGGAGTGAGAGGAACACCGAAGCATTTGCTGGCTTGCATAATAAAGAAAGACGGATCTTGGTCGTATTTGATGAAGCATCAGCGATACCTGATATTATCTGGGAGACTACCGAAGGCGCTCTCACAGATGCTAATACAGAAATTATTTGGTGTGTATTCGGGAACCCAACCAGGAATACAGGGAGATTCCGTGAATGCTTTCCTGGCCAGCGGCATGCCAGGGCATGGAAGACCAAGCAGGTTGATTCCCGGGAAGTCAGCCTCACTAATAAGGATCAGATCGATTCGTGGATCAATGCTTACGGCGAGGACTCGGACTTCGTTCGGATTCGTGTCAAAGGAGTATTCCCACGGACCGGCGAGATGGAGTTCATATCCTCGGAAGACGTTGCCGAGGCGGCGTCGAGGGATTCCGACAGCCATCCGCATGATCCGCTAGTGATAGGAGTCGACGTTGCACGGTATGGAGCAAATGAGACTGTTATCTTCTTCCGAAAAGGAAGAGACGCTCGTTCCGTCCCACCAGTCCGCTTGCGAGGAGCTTCAGTCGTTCAAGTCGCCGCCAAGGTTTCAGAGGTCTGCTCAACTCATCGAGTCGATGCCGTTTTCGTCGATGGGGGTGGCGTTGGCGGCGGTGTTGTGGATAATCTTCGGGCTTTACACGTTCATTGCTTCGATGTCCAGTTCGGCGGAAAAGCCGAAGCTATGGGATTCGCCTGGGGTACCGAAGGTGAGCGATACGCAAACAAGCGGGCTGAAATCTGGGGGTCAATGAGGTCATGGTTAAAGTCAGGGAGTATACCTTACGAATCGGACCTTATGGCGCAGCTCGTTGGGCCAACTTACACGTACAATCTCAAAAACGAGATCCTTCTGGAGAAGAAGGAAGAGATGATGAAAAGAGGCTTAGATTCTCCCGATCTTGCAGATGCCTTGGCCTTAACGTTCTCGATGCCAGTCCAGAAGCATGCTTACGCTGGAGGCGACGGTCCGCAGAAGCCGCTGGTCGAAAGCGAGTATGATCCGTTCGAATCAAAGAGCATCTACGGATCAATTCCTGATGACAGGAGGGTAGCATAATGGGTTTCATTCAACGAGCTTTCACTCCACCTGGGACGGGAGGCCTAGAGGCTGCGGCACAACAGCAAGCTGCTGCGGCTCAGCAGGCTGCGATGGCTGCTAAGCCTAAGGAGGTAGAGAAAACCCCGGATGCTCCCACGGCTCCGGCGCCTGCGGCTGCGCCAAAGCAGTTTGCTGCGGGATCGGCGCCTGGAGCTAAGCAAAAAGCAGCTATTACAGCATCAACGATGCTCGGTGCAGCTGCTGCTAGCGGACAAACTGCGAAGAAAACTGCCTTAGGTGCATGATGGCTAGAGGTCAATTCGACTATCCTGAGAAGTCTTGGGCTGAAGGAAAGATGAAGAAACGTGGCGATCAGTATGCCAAGATGGATCGGTTACAAAGGACCCTTCCCGGTGAGGGAGGACAACTAGCCGAGATGGATCGAGCAGCCGGAATGGGCACAGCTGCTCGAGGTGGACCGACTGGAACGATGCAAGTTCCAGCTGCGGTTGTTCCGACTCAGAAACTAGCAGCTGATGCTGTGGCTCAACATAAAGATTATATCAAAGAGAACCTAAATGAACTGGCTCAAGGAAATATGACTCCCGATATCTTTAAACGAATGCTGAAGCAGTTCGGCTGGGAAGGCGATCCTGAGACTGCCCAGTTCAAGGACCCTAATGGTAAGATTCACAGAATTGAGGCGGAGGCTAAGTGATGCCTACAGTTCCTGGAGTAGAAATCGCTGATCAGATGCGGATGGAAGCCGAAGCTAAGAAACCTACTCCCGAGCGACTCTTGATGACTGCTGCGGACATGCACGCTCGAGGGCAGCTTACGCAGAATCCGTCGAACTATGGAAACCCAGGAGCTACTACAAAGCTCCCATTCACAGGTGGTTATGGCACAGGACCTAGCAGGCCGAAGAGTAAGCGACGCTGATCTTCAGCTTCATCGGCACGTCAACGAACGCTTATTAGGCCTCAGAGTTAATAGGTATTCATGGTGGGTCCACGCCAGGGAACTCGCTGACTTTCTTCTGCCTCGACGGTACAAATGGTTGATTACTCCGAATCAAATGACTCGGGGTTCGCCGATTAACCAACACATCCTCGACAGCACTGGCACCTTGGCTGCGAGGAACTTGGCATCGGGGATGATGAGTGGGATCAGCAGCCCCACTCGTCCGTGGTTTAGGTTGAAGATCGGTAGAATCGACTCGACCCAGACGTCCCCGGTGTCCTTGTGGCTTTCCGAGTGTGAACGGCTGATGATGCTAGTGTTCCAAGAAAGCAATTTCTATAATTCCGTTGCTACTGTTTACTTCGACCTAGTTGTCTTCGGTACTTCCGTAATGCTGATTTACGAAGACTTCGATAATGTAATCCATTGCTATAATCCTTGCTTCGGAGAATACTATCTTGATAACGATGGTCGGATGCGGCCAGTGATATTCTATCGAGAATTTACCCTTACGATTGACCAAGTAGTGAATCAGTTCGGCCTAGAGAACTGTTCAACGAATGTTCAGAAGCTCTACGAAGAAGGCAAGGCTGGACTAACTCGAGAAATCATCGTTGCTCATGCGATCGAGCCGAACGATGACAATCGCAAGTATGGAATTCCGCCGAACTTCAAGTACCGTGAAGTCTACTGGGAATGGGGAGGCTCGGCTTCGCCTCAAGGAGGCATAAGTGGCACTCCTGGATTCCTGCGTAAGCGAGGCTTCCACGAAGCTCCTCATATTGCTGTTCGCTGGGATCTTGTATCAAACGACGCCTATGGGCGATCTCCCGGGATGGACGCACTACCCGATATCAAACAGCTACAACAAGAGGTGCGAAGGAAAGCACAAGCCATTGACAAGTCCGTCAATCCGCCAATGGTTGCCGACATTCAACTCAAGAACCAACCGGCCTCCTTGCTACCCGGAGGTACTACCTATATCGCAGGGATGATGTCGACTGGCAACGCTGGGTTCGCTCCGGTCTATGGTAATTGGCGTCCGGGGATCGCAGAGATTTCTGAAGATCTGAATGAAATCCGTCAACGAATTCGGACCATCTTCTTCAATGATCTGTTCCAGGTCATTTCCCAGTTTCAGACTCGCTCGAATGTCTCCGCTACAGAAATCGATGCTCGTCGTTCCGAAGCTATGGTTATGATTGGTCCAGTCCTCGAAAGGATCCAATATGAGCTCCTCGATCCAGTCATCGACCGCACCTTCTCAGTTATGTCTCGAGCTGGAGTGCTCCCACCGGCCCCACCTGAAATTGCTGGACAAAATATCGACATTGAATATGTATCTATGCTCCTTACCGCTCAACTCGCCTCAGCGACCAGCGGCATTGAGAGAACTCTACAGCTTGTCGGGGGCCTGGTCGGAGTTGATCCAGGAGTAATGGATAATATCGATGTTGACTTCGCTGTTCAGAAATACTCGAATCTGATGAACAACGATCCGAGATTGATTCGATCCCCAGAAGCACTTAAGGGAATTCGCGACCAGAGGCAACAGCAGGCTGCGCAGGCACAGCAGGCCGCACAAGCTGAGCAAGCCTCGAAGATGGCCGCAGGAGCCAAGACACTTTCCGAGACTGACATTGGAGGTGGTCAAAATGCCATGGCCGCGATGCTCGGAGGTGGGGCATGATAAGACAGCCGGAGATAGTCTCAGTGAGACTGACTGAGCTAGAGCTTCTTTTCCTTGATGCTATTTGTAAAGGCCACGGAATTAACCGTCATGAGTATGTCCGTTCGATCGTGATCGATGCTTTGATAGAGGATGGTTACGATGCCTTACGATGCCGGGAATCGGCGGGACGTTCGAGCAGCAGAGAAGCAAGCGAAACTTGCGGAGCAACAACGCCGTGAAATCGTCACAGGAATTATGTCAGTTGTTCCGGGACGAGGCTGGATGTGTGATCTGCTCGAGCACTGTCACATATTCCATACCAGCTACAATGATCTACCCCACCGTATGGCTTTCATGGAGGGCCAACGGGAGGTTGGAATACGTTTACTATCCGACATCATGTCGGCTTGCCCCGATCACTACGTCTTAATGATGAGGGAAAGAAATGAACGAGACAGCGCCTACGAGTCCCGAAGGAGTCGCCCGGACGCCAACGGGAGAGATCGCCAGCCAGACTCAGACCACGAATCCGTCGGCGACAACACCGCAGACCTCTACGACAGCGACGGAGACACCGTCCCTC